CTTCCCTGTTCTACGAATTTTTCGTCATATAATCCTTTTGGCGCTATATCATAACTTAGTTGGGCTATAAACTTTTTAATTCCCTTATCATTTCCGGTGTATTCCTTATCTGTCATCGACTTATACCATTGATCGTATAATTTATATAGATAATCAAACTTATACGACGCCGAAGAAAGAATAATTAATTTGTTGTTTGTGAATTCTGTTCTTTCGTCTTCTGTCATTTCCCCCTTTTCTATTAACTCATCCTCTACTTTTTGTATATTGGATCTTTTTTTTGGTTCATAAGGGATAGACAAAAATGGTATAATAATGTCTGTAAAAACACTCTCTTGAAAGAGTAAAAATTCGTCTATTGCCAAAGCATTAAAACGAAAACCTCTAAGTTTTTCCCCAGAACCCATTGGTAGGCAATGTATTACAGCGTTTCCTATTTTCAGCGTCCATTCATCGTTCGCTTTTCTTATATCTCCGATACATGCCCTCAAAAGAGTTGCCTCTGGTTTTTGCGATATATCTTCAATCTTTTTTAAAATTGTTTTTGCCTGTCTAAAACTGTTTGCTAAAACGCCTATTTCCCATCCCGGGTTAAACAAAGCTATTTGAATTACCGCCAAGGCTGTTAAAAATGATTTACCTATACCACGAGAAGCGACCAACATCGAATAGTCGCTTTCCATCATACCCTTAATCAATATATGCTGAAATGGATATAGTTCGACACCAGCAATGGTATCTAATAAAAATGTTGGATTTTCTTTTAGAAATTTATATAGCCATACCTTTGCTTCATTCTCGCTAATTCTTCCTTGTATTTCCAAAATTTGTTGTTCAATACTTTTTTTATTTTTTATTTCTTTTTTTGTATAAATGCTTTCTTGCCACATAACTATTTATCTAATAAAAATTGAAGATCGGTATTCCAAATAGATTTTCCGCTATATAGTATTTTCAGAATTATTTTTTTTGCGTGCTCCCTAGAGTTCGCAAAGACAAACTGACAGTTCTCTGGAAACATATGCTGTATTTTATTCATATTCCCAAATACGTATTCTAGATTAAACTTGTGATAGTTTTTTGTGTTATTGTCCGTAATTTGCTCTATACTATTTTCCACTACGATAAAAACATATGCCCCAAGCTCTTTTGCTCTAACCAATTCTTTAGTAAATCTTTTAAAATCTTTCGTTACCGTCTGAGCGAAATCTTGTGGGTTTTTCCTATCAACAAATGTGTTTGAAAAGTATTCCCCAAGCGCAGTGTAATCTCCTGCGTCAAGTTTCATTATCGTTTGGTTCTTAAATCTTATTGGTAATTGTTCTCTTGTGTCTACGGCTATTTTTATCTTGTTTTCTATTTCTTCGCAGGATCTTCTTTTTATATCGCCCGCGTGACCGTCTTTTAATATTTGATTGACTCCAAGTTCTTTTGACAAGTCCCCCATAGAATTAAAATATTTTTTTATATACTTTATTTTTGGCAGAAAACACGAATGACAAGTTTCTATTTCTGTCTCTGTTGGTAAATCTCTATATTGCTTCTGTTCTATCCTTCTTAAAAATAAGTCTTTAATATATTCTTTTGTTAAATTTCCCTTTTCACACCAAATATCAAAATTTTCTTTATTTCTGAAGTCTTTTAGGAAGTAGCTATCAACATCTATAAACGGCAACAGATCTCCCGTTAGTGGATCTCTTTTTTTGAAATTTTTTACATAATATTCGGCCATAGTTAGGCCGTGACATTTTATATGTTTGTGGAGGTCTTTCCTGTCTTTAAAAACTTGTCCGCATTCTTTGCAAATAAAATCACTAATCATCCGCTATAACGTCATTTTGTGTTAAACCAACTATTCGCGCTTTCCACTCTCCCATAGTTTCCAAACGCTGCATCTCGTCTTTTACCAATTTTTTTTGCGCCAAAGCCAATTTTATCATTTTATCTCGCTCTTCTTTATCCATGAAAGCGTTAATGATGGATAGAAATGACGCATTAGTTTGTATTTGTTTTTTTATTCTATCTCCACGACTACCATTTAATTCTGTGCTTATTTTTCCTTGTCTAGATACGCATTGATTTAGCTCTTTGTTTTTAGAATTAATAGCTTCTGTCAGTTTAATAGAAAGTGCCGCACCACCCTCTGTATCTCTAGCGGCATTTTCGAATTGTTCTGTCAAAAGATTTTGCGCTCTCGCTATTCTAGACTGATTTACATATTCCGAGCACAAATTTAAACAAAGATTTATCTCGTCTGGGTTTAAATCTAATTTATCCCATGCCGTTCTTATAAATTCTAGTTCAAAAAGCCGCCTTTCAGAAGCAAGAGTGTAGGCGTAATTCATAATTGACAAATATCTTGGAGAATTTAAGAATTTTTTTCTTAATATTTCGAATTTTTCTTTATCTTTTTCTGTAAGTTCCTCTTCTATAAATTCTTGTGTAGTTGCCTCTGTGACTTTTTTAATCAATTGTTTGATTGTTTTTGGCGGCGTATACTCTCCATCAATATCATCGTTTTCCTCCATCGCCTTCGGGTCCACTTCTTTTACATAATCACATACGGTCTTGTATTCCTTACTTAATGGAGTTATCTTTCTATCGCTCCACAATATTTTACAAATATCATATACTTTTGTGCTTCCAGCATATCTTTTTATAGTATCTTTTTGCGAATCTGTAAGTGGCTCTATTTCTACAATTTCTTTTGCAGTTGTTTTATAATTAAAATTGTTATTGGCTAAAAACGCTCTTATGGCACGCCCCTCCTTACTTCTTCCGTCAAGTTTATCATTTTTAAAGCATAATTTAGTAAGGTCGTTTAGATTTTGCGTTTTTTGGAAATTATCTATGACAAAATCTTTTTGTTCTTGTGTTAATTCTAGATTCTCCATAGAAATTAGCTCCTAAATTTATTCTGGAAGCGAATCGGCTCTAAAGTTTTTATTCTCATTTTGAAGTTTTATTGGTAAATATATTTGTCGTAAGGCTTAAAGTGCTGACGATGGACTGAATATTTTAGCTGTAGGATTATACAGCTTAGGCGTGGCGAAAGCTACGCCTTAGAAGCCTATGAATTTATTCGTGGGAGTAATCATATTATAAGATTATATCTTTATCTTGTATAATTTTTTGCGCTATTTGGAAGAACATCTTTTTTAAAGCTCTAATTTGTTTGTATCCGGCTTTTCTACCCTTTTCGTTCGTTTTCCAATGCATCATCGCGGCAAGTGTATCTTCATCTATCTTATCTATAAACAACATCTTATATAAATTATATTGTTTTATTGACAACACTTTTTTCATTTCTTTATGCAAATTATCTGCGGATGTATCTAAATCGAAATTGTTGTCATTTTGTATAGATGATTTACTTAAATCTTTGTAATGATTTTGTATTGGGAGAGGTAGTTTTACATCGCAAGCCCTTTTCCCCCTTTTTTCCCATCTAGAATATTCTTCACAAAAAGATCCTTGAATTCCGTTAGGAGATATCAAACATGTTCCACTACATTCTTTATGTTTGCAATCTAAACATGGCCTTTGGAAGCTTTTATAATTATTTCTAATTTCATTAATTATTTGATTAGATATAATTGTGTTCAGCCAAGGCTCAATTGGTCTTTGTCTATCCCATTTATCCCATTTAATAAAGATATGGAATCTTATTTTTTGTTTTACATCTTCGTAATCAAACCAATTTACCGCCTTTAGTTTCCACGATCTAGACTTTTTTTCTAAAAGAGTATCTATAATTCCCAACGCGTCTTCAAATTTTTCTATTTTTTTCTTTTCAGAATTAGTCTTCTGATCCATAGTCCTTTTTTATTTCCTCTTTAGTGGACTCGTCAGATAGATTTTTAATATATTCGACTTTATTTATTTTTTGCTTACGTTGAAAATCTCTATTTCGAGATAATTTTATGGATTCGCCCTCTCCGCCCATAATATCTTCTAATGTTCTTTTATTTCCTACGCCGCCAAAAGAGAATTTTATTACCGGATCTTCTTCGTATTGAATATTTTTATTAGCCTCTACTTGGCGACTAGAGCCAGAAAAAGAAGAATTTATTTTTGCCCCGCATTGAGGACAAAAATTAGGAAGGCTAGTTGTATATTCTATACAGAATCCACATTCAGAACAGTATTTTTTCATATTTTAAATAATTATACAACAATAATATAATTATTTTAATACTATTAACACCGTTAAGCATGAATATACGGAAGAACATTCATTACTATTGCAAATATTCCTCCCGCAAGTCCAGCCGTCAGCACAATTAAAGCTTTCCAATCACATATCATCTCATACTTTTTAAACATTTCCCCGACTTTTCTATGATCTCCCTCATTCTCCATTCTTGTCTTCTCTAAAGATATTACCCTGCCATCCATTTTTCTAAGATTATCATTTATCTGAATTAAAGAATCGCATTGCCATTTTGAGTATTGCATTGTAATACTTTGCATCTTCATCATTTCCGCAATTTCAGGAGATAAATTTTTTAATGCTGTTTCTGGTATTGTGCATTCAAAATCTGGCTTTTCCATCTTAGGAATATCACTTCGTTCTTCTAATTGGCGGGGAGTTTCTTCAGAGAGCATGTTGTTGATTGTTGAAAATTTATTTAAATATTTACATTTATATACTAGTTTTGTGACTTAATTTCATCAAATTTTTCAACAATAAATTTCAAGAATGGAGAACGAACAATATCGTCGATTGTGAATTGGAAAGATTCTATCCCCCACCGTTTACTATCTACCGCAGATTCAAATACGTTCATTACTTTTAGGAATCCACTTTTTCTTCCTATATCAGATTGCCTTGAGTCTCCGCAGATAATTAATTTAGTATTTTTACCAATTCGCGTCATTACCGTTTCTATTTCTCGGAGAGATAAATCTTGCGCCTCGTCCAATATAATTATTCTATTCTTCCAATCTTCTCCGCGAAGAAAATTAATAGGAGAAAACTCAATTTGATTTGTGGAAAAAAGTTCTTTTACCATTTTTTCATCTAGTAATTGAACCATTTTATCAAATAATGGAGCGGCAAACGGAGCGGTTTTTTCTTTTAAATTTCCGGGTAAAGCCCCAATACTTTTATCTGCCGATTCAACAATAGAACGAATATAAATTATTTTTTCGTAAGAATCATTATTGTTAAAAAGTTGCAAAGCGCCAAGAATTGCACTAAAACTTTTTCCGGTTCCACAAGCTCCCTCGACAAATACTATATTTGTATTTTCGTTTTGTATTAATTTGACCAGTTCTATTTGTTTCTCAGTGAGTTTAAATGGGGTTTTTATAAACATCTTTGGTTTATCCCCAATTTTTATCTCATCTACAATATTAATTTCTTCAATTTCGTTAAACGTTTTTACCTTTTTGCGTTTTTTCTGTGTCATTAAAGTATATTACATTTTTTATGTGTTATATAACTCTTTTTTTGTCAAAAGGTTATATTTATTTTACATTTACATCTTTTAGATGTAAATACATATTGCGTCAATCAAAACGGCCAGTTAATTTAAAAATATAAAATTATCTGGAATTTCCCAAGAAGTATGGGTTTCTTCAAAACTTTGTATATCCCTTTTAGAAAAGAAAATATATGTTCCTTCTCTAAAATTATTATAAGCAATATCTTTTTGCTCTAATCTATTGAATATTGTTATTTCTTGTTCCATGCTAAATAATTTTATAATATTTGCAATACTTTGTCAACTATATTTCTATTATTGTCTCATTAGCTTCTTTTTTAGTCTTAATAGATGAAGCACCGAACCATTTTACGCCAAGATAAAAATAGCACGCTCTAAATTCAGTCCAAGATCTTAAAAATATTTCTTTTGTTAAATAGATAGATTGCTTGGTTATTTCCCAGCGAGAATAATCTGACTCTGGTTTTATCATTTCTTTTAAACAATTTTTTAGATTTTTTATGTTTTCTTTAAATGGCCTATAATTTCGCATGAAATATTTTAGATTTTTATCTGCTAAATTTTTATAAGATTTTGGCAAAAATCCCATTCTTATAGCTTGATATAAAACATCGTGAACCAAACCGGCTAATCTTGTACTTTTTGTGTTAATTGTTGGACCAGAAGTTCCATACCATTGATAGCCCTTTCTTATGGTTAAGACTTTTCCTGATAATTCGAAATATTCATGTTTAAAATCTTGATAAAGATTTCCATAAAGTATAACAATTTCATCAGACATAAGTTCATATTTATAAGAAGAAATTTCTCTAATTTTCATGTTTTTGTTTACACGGATAAAATGTCTTGTGTTTTTACGGATATAATATAAAATATTATTCGACAAATTTTATATTTATGAAAATGACGGAATTGGAATGTGATTGGTGTCACAAAAAATATGTTAAAGCTTCTAAAAAAATTGATAAAAATTCAAAACACCACTTTTGTTGTAACGAATGTTATAGTGAATATAGTAAATTGCTACAAAGAGACGAGTTCACGCCATTTAGGAGTTTTTATTTTAGAGCCAGACAGAACTCAATGCCGAGGAAAAGATATGGGGCAAAAAAAAGAGCTTTAATATAACTTTAGAATCTCTAAAACGCCTTTGGGAAGACCAAAAAGGAATTTGCCCATACACTGGGATAAAAATGGAGTTACCCGAAACGAAAGACGCTAAAGTTTTGCATCCACTATTACAAGCCTCTCTCGATAGAATAGATTCATCCATTGGATATATAGAGGGGAACGTAGAATTTGTATGTTTATTTATTAATCTTTCAAAAAATTCCTTTTCTCGTCAAGAATTTACAACAACTATTAATAAGGTTATTGCCAATGAAAGATTCAGAAAATATAAATAAATCTTGTCTTTTATCGTTTTCTGTAATATAATTGTATAGATGTCATTTTTTAAATGCTCCAACTGCGGGAAAATTTTTCAAAAGAAAAAAATAGACGGCAGATATAAAAACCATTTTTGTAGTAGAGAGTGCCAAGATGCCTTTGATAAAAAGGGAAAACAAGATGATCTAAGTCCATTTAGATATTTCTTACATAAAATTTCCTCAAAAAGCAAAGCGTATAACGAAACTTCGGACATAGACCTAGATTTTTTAAAGAAACTATGGTCAAAACAAAAAGGTATCTGTCCTTATTGCGGGCTTAAAATGAAGCTTCCAAAGACATGTAACGAATCTATCAACTCGCCCCTAAGAGCTTCTTTAGATAGAATAAATTCTTCTCGTGGATATTTTAAAGATAACGTTGAGTTTACGTGCCAATTTGTTAATCTTGGTAAAAACACATTTTCAAAAGATGAAATGATGGATATTTTTAAGAAAATCAGAAAATAGTATTGATAAATACAAAAGTTTAGATTATCATATAAAATATGATTGATTTTAGTTCTAAAGAGTGGAAAGAAGCAAATCCTAAAATTAGTTTGCTTTTGACGGCATTAGACAACCTGCAAAAATACGATGAATTGCACGATGATAATTATTTAGATTTTAATCAGGATTGGCAAGAAGAGAATAATGGCCGCGAATATTTAAATGATGAAGAATTTTTGACAGATCTTTTAAGAATGGAAACCGAAAAAGAATTCTTTAGAATAATCCGTTGATACTTTTGTTAATATTTTTAGCTTATAAATATTTGATATATAATAAAATAGAAAAATAAAACAATAAAAATTTAAAAATAAACGATGATAAAAAATATAGAAGAACAATATCTTGACTTGGTTAGAGACATTCTGGAAAATGGCGAATTAAAACACAATAGAACGGGGGTCGATACTTTGATGATACCGGGTGCAATGTTAAAGCACGATATGAGTAAAGGGTTTCCCCTTCTTACCACCCGAAAACTTCCCTTTCAAAGCACTAAATTGGAATTAGAATTTTTCTTAAAAGGGATGACAAATAAGCGGTGGCTAGAAGATCGTGGATGTAAATATTGGAGATACTGGCATTCGAATCAACATAAAAACTTTCTTGATATTCCCGATAGTCAATATGCTATAGATGATAATGATTTAGGTCCGCTTGGATATTCATTTGGCTGGCGCAATTTTGGCGGTGATTATGTTAAAATTCCTACAATCCATACGCCTTTTAATAAAACTATTAATATAGAAAAAAATGAAAATAACGATTTGATAGGAAAAGAGTTTAGTGGAAAATATGGTAATTTTATAGTTGAAAAACTTATTTCTAAACATTCAGGAAGAAAAAAAGATAAAACAGATACGCCAGCCAAATATCAAATTTGTTTTATAAAAACGGGGTATAGAGCAATTCATTGTAAACACACTATTTTAAGAAAAAAAGCTAAAGATTATTATTTCCCATGTTTATTTGGAGTCGCCTGTTCTGGTATTTATGATAAGAATTATCCCAATATTAAACAAATCTATACAAATTGGTCTTGTATGATTAATAGATGTTTTAATCCGAAACAAGATTCTTATTTTTATTATGGTAATCGCGGTATATCAGTATGTAATAAATGGCTAGTATTTGAATATTATCTTGAAGATTATAAAAAATTATTATTAGAGTTTCCCAACTTAAAACAACCGTCTTTAGAAAGAATAGATATTAATGGAGATTATGAACCGAATAATTGTAAATTAATTGAAAGAAATAAACAAAGTATTAACAGGAGAAGGTCTCACTGGATAGATTTATATAAAAATAATCAATTAGTAAGATCAGAAATATCTACCGAGGAAGTCCAAAAAATTACTGGATTAACAAGATATTCAATATATAGGCATCTAGATAAAAAAGATTATCATGGATGGCAAATGATTTCGCATAAAAACAGCTATAAAACAGTTGAAAATGGCGTAGACCAATTAAAAAATATTGTCAGCGAATTAAAAATTAATCCTACAAGCCGTCGAATGTTGTGCTCTGCGTGGGATATTAAAAATATAGACAAAATGGCATTACCACCGTGTCATTTGCTTTGGCAGGTAATGGTAACAAATAATAAATTAAGTTTGGCTTTCTATATGCGCAGTTCAGATGTGATATGCGGCTTACCACAAAATTTGTGCTCATATGCAATATTATTGCACTTACTTGCTAAAGAATCGGGTTTTCAAGAAGGAGAATTGATAGCTTTTCTCTCGGATACACATTTATATAAAAATCACGAAAAAGGCGCAAGAGAACAAATTACAAGAATCCCGCGAGAACTTCCACAAATTCAAACAGATAATTTTACTTCTATTTTTGATTGGCAATATACAGATACAAATTTGACCAATTATAATCCATATCCATCAATTAAATTTGAGGTGGCGGTATGAAGGAAAATATTCAAAACAGTAATAATAGAGATTTGATAGAATATGCCTATTATCAAAGTTATTTAACATTAGAACAATCTGCGCATATTTGCGAAATCTTCTCTTTTGATAAAGAGAAGGTAGAAAAATTCTTAAAAATAATTAATAAACCTCTTGCACCAAAATACAAACCAAATAATAAAACTTTTAAGGAAATAAAGGCCGATATAGAAGAATCTATAAACCAAACCAAAATAGTGAAGGAATTTTTAGATAAAGGCGGCGACATCAAACTTTTAATTTGACAATCCAAAAATATCTGCGACAATATTTGTATGAGCCTATCCGACAAATTAGATAAAATTATAGAAAACCAAGAAAAAATAATTTCCTTGCTAAATAGACATGAAGAAAATCATATAATTCTTGATAGAAATCAATCATATACCAAAAATCTAATAGATCCATCTTTTCTTATAGAAGAAACCGGAATTAGAGTTAACAATTTTAGCGTAAAGGACTACCTTACGGATGGAGAGTGTCTTAAAAACGAGAATCCATATTATAAAGACCAGCCCTCCCCCGGAGTTTGCCCTAAGTTAAATCCGGATAAGTTTAAAAACTCTTGGCAGAACTATCTATGAAAAATAAAAACTATCAATACACAAACCTTGGAGTCGTAAACTCTGGAGATCCTATTTCTGGATTATATACTCACTGCGGATACGTATCTAACGCTTCTTTTGAAGATTTCTATTATATATCGCTTGGAACATATTGCGGCAAAGATAAATGTCAATCTCTTTTTGATAAAAATTTGGATTTTCTAAATGAGCCGATAAATAAAGATTCATTATTTGCTGGAGGTTATAGCGACGATTTATATTTTCCCTCTGAATTTGTCTGTGATTTTAATATTGACTCTGGCGTGAAGAATATTATCATAGAGTAGATGTTTAAATTTGTAAAAAATATATTTTTCAAAATACCATTTATAAAAGAAGAAATCCGTTTTTTAAAAAATGACGGAAAGCAATGGAAAAATGCTCATGAAAGTTTAAGAACAGATTATTTCGAGTTAAAGGATAAGTTTTCAAAATTAGATAAACAATTTGCCGATTATCAGCAAAAAATAGCTTTAAGAGCTTTTGTTTACATAGACTTAGAAGATATTTATAAAAAAGAACAGTGGACTTGTATAGACGGACCTTGTAAAAACAGAATAGAAGTTCCATCTAGCGATGTAACACACATCTCTATTGCCGTTGTTAATGAGGCCGCATTTTCTTCTTCTAAGCTTTTTGGAGGCGATCTAGAAATCAAAAACCATGATTTGTATTTCTACCATAAAATAAGAATCGTTAAAGATAATAAAGAAAAATATTTTTGGAAATGGGATTATGAGTTTTAGTTACATAAAATAACACTTGATGTTATAAATCCGAACATCTAGCATGGACGCACCAGAAGATATAAAATTTATTCTTTCTCGCTTAATAGAGTCTTGTGCAGAAGAGTTTATCAAAAGAGGAACGTCTCCAAAAGAGGCCGTTCGAGCGGCCATTTTTGAATATGCGTTTAGAGAACCATCCAAAGAATTTTGCATAAAATTTTCTTTAGATAATCGCCTATATAAAGAATGGGCGCTTCCAATAAATCTATCCCGCGCAGAAAATCAAATAGCATATCAGTATTTTATCGATATCCATAATGGTAGATCAATACTACAATATTATGCCGAATTATTAGAATTAAATCCAGAACTAAAAAGTATATTAAATACAAAAATAGACGAAAACAATGCAATAAAATTTTTCCCTAATATATTAGCGATAATTGATGGTGCAATTTCCTCCTTCAATTTCGACGATATAAACGAATTTGTCAATATCGGGCATGGGATGATTCCGAGAGGAGAGGAATACGATGCCCAAAGAAAAGCCGTAGAAGAAAAAACAAATTCGCATATAGGATGGATTCCGTCTTATAAGACTCTTCAAATAATTTATGATAGCATAAATGGACATTGACATTTAACCATAAATATCGAATACTTAAAACATGAAAGAATATAATACAGAAAATTGTTATTTAAAGCGCAAAAACAATAATAGCAACAAATTCCAGTTAGGAGAAATTGTCCGTTGGAATGGTTATCCTGAAGGGGTATTTAAAATCATGGCCATCATATTTGATAGCGATAACAAAATATATTATTCTATAGAGGAATCCACTTGTGCCTGTTGCGGAAAAGAAAAAGTTTCAGAAGAAGAACTAGAAATTGCGC